CACGGATAATCATAGAACATCCGGTTTGGATAATCCATGCTGCAACGGGAGACGTTGCCATTGAGGCAAACAGGATGGAAAAGGCAAGGGTGACAATGATTTTCACCACATGTGGGGCATGCCAAACTTGGAAAGCCCTCTTCGTCAGGAGACGGTACAGACGTCTCCTCTCGGTAAAATCCTTATCGCTGATGGGAGCGATTAACGTGCGATCGAATGAGGTAATCTGCATCGCATCGTAGGCGCACTGCTCAATGAGTTTCACAGTCTGGTATTCTCTGTGTTCCTCTGGAGTGAGATCAAATTTGGCCAAGATCTGTCTAGCCAAGTTCGCTGCTCTCATTCCCGCAGTGGCATCCCGGGAGAAACCAACTACTTCTCGTCGGACATTGAGTGTCACGTCGAGCCAGACCTCATCACAAGTCGGTCTTGGTTCCTCCTCTTCTTCTACCGAGCCCTCGCCTTTCGACTCGCGCGTTAGTTGTTTACGCGCTTGCTCCATGGTGAAAAGTTGTTGGCGCCCCAGGTGTCTATTAACTCCAGGGCGTCCGGATAACTCTCCAGCACGCTGACCGACTGTTGCATCAAAGGCGTCGGCTGCCTTAAGGACATCTTCCTGCAAGTGCAGGGGTGCGTGGTCTAGAAGCCACTGCATAGTTCCCCTGTCACCATGTCCATCGTCCAGAGAAGCTAGGAGTCGTTCTAGCTTCTCTTCTGCCAGGCGTGTTTCCGCACTCCACATAGGTTGGTCGTGGGTGCCCTCTTCTAGCACATAGGCACACTCAAGGTGGCTGGCCATATCTGTTGCAAAGTGCACTTCTTCGAACATGGTGCCTATCTGCAGATAACCTATCTCAACACCTGACAGGCCCTGGCGCATGTACCAGATGCTCCCATTTGGGGAGTATGCAAAACCGTCCTTAAGTAAGTCGATTGGGCGGCGCCAAGATGGTTTGGACCACATTTTGGCTAAATCCTCCAGGGTATGCGCTCTTCCCTGGGGAGTGACCGATAACCTTGCGCTAAAGCGTAGGATGTGCTCGGTCGAACACCATCCTGCTCGCTTGGTTGGTTGTGAACCAACAGGGCCACGGCTGTTGTGACCCTTGGGGGATGAGGGATGCTTACTTCGCGCCGATTTTGGAGGCGGCGATGCTCCCTTCTTGGCTGATTGCCTGGCTTTAGTTAGCCTTTTGCCATGCAGTTCTATGCGTGGCTTATCCCCCGTAGAAGATTTCTCCGCCCTATCCGTGGGCTTCAACTTCTTTTCACCTGCGTCGGGATGACGCCGATCACCTGATCTTGCACTCAGGGGGGTGACCGCTCCCTTAGAACCATGCTTCCCAGACATGGAACAGTATTGGTTGGAG